AAGCCCTGACCGCTCCATGACCCGCCGCTTCGGTCTGTTAGTCGCGTTTGCCTTCTCCGGCCTGTTCTGGTGGTGGGCTTTCTCCTTCCTGCCTGCCGGTGGCTCATCGTGGCGTGACCGGCCTCCGGCTCGCTTTCAGGGCAATGCAACGGCTGGCGTGGTGTTCACGGACCCGCGCCAAATCCAACGGATGTGCCCTCAGGTCAGTGGCGCAATCGGCTGCACGGTCGGCGGGACGATCTATGTGCCCAACCCCTGCACGTGGGGCGACGCCTACGCCACGCTGATGTGTCACGAACTTGGCCACGTCAACTCGTGGTCGGCGGCGCATGAGCGTTGATTAGGCCCATGACTGGGAATGAAAAAATGAGCATCGAAAAACGGACCATCAAGCGCCCGCTTGATATTCGCGCGGCTGAGAGCGGTCGGACCATTGGCGGATATGCGGCGGTCTTTAACTCACGCGCCAACATCGGCGGCTATTTTGAAGAGGTCATCGCGCCCGGCGCTTTTGACGATGCGCTGATGCAGGACGTTCGCGCCCTTGTCGATCACGATACCGGGCGGGTTATCGGTCGCACGAAAGCCGGGACGCTCCGCATGAAGCAGGACGACATGGGCTTGGCGGTTGAGATTGATCTTCCCGACACAAGCGACGGGCGTGACCTCGCAACGCTGATTGAGCGCGGGGATGTGTCCGGGATGTCGTTCGGGTTTGTCGTCACCAAAGAGACGTGGGACGAAACGATGGAGCCGCCGATGCGGACTATCCAGGCGCTTGATCTGCGCGAGGTGAGCGTGGTCGCGTTCCCGGCCTATGACGACACTTCTATTGCCATGCGTTCGCTGGAGAAATCCCGCGAGATGACCAAAGCGGAACGGGCCGAACACAACCGGCTCAAGGCCGAAGCCCGGATCGCTGAACGCAAGGCCGCTGCCGAGCAGAGGTTTCGCGGCATCCGCTGACACCATTCCCCGGCCCTTTGGGGTCGGAGCCTATCGCCCATTCGGGTGCATGGGACACCGGCGCTGTCATGTTGGCAAGCCGGATTCTTCTGACACCTAAACCCCTTCCTGAATGGAGATTAAAATGTCGATCACCGACCTGAACGAAAAGCGTGGCCGTCTGGTCACCCAGGCCCGCGAAGCCCTCGAAGAAATCAAGACGAACACCGACGAAAGCCGGGCCGCTGAACTGAACCAGCGCCACGACGCCATCATGGCCGACTTCGACAAGATCGAGGGCCTGATCGAGCGTGACGCCCGCGTGTCGGCTGCTGAAGCCCGTGCCGAAGAAGCCCGTGCCAAGCTGCGCCCGATCCTCGGTGACACCGCCACCTCGGCCGCCGATCAAGGCAAGGCTCCGCAATACCGCGACGCCTTCTATGCCATGCTCCGCGCTGGCGGCAACGTGTCGGACCTGTCGGGCGAAGAGCGTGCTGCTCTGAAGGCTGGCATCCAGCATGACGCCGAGTTCCGCGCCCAGACCGTGGGCACCAACTCGGCGGGCGGCTTCGTCGTCCCCGTCACCCTGTCGGAAATCATCGTCAAGTCGATGGCCGCTTGGGGTCCGATGTATGATGACGACATCTGCACCACCATCAACACGGCCTCGGGTGAGCAGATCAACATCCCGACCGTGAACGACGTTTCGACGGCGGTTGCCAAAACCACCGAAGGCACGGCCCTCACGGACGACGGCGGCGTGGATGTCACCTTCGCCCAGAAGAACCTCAACGCCTTCCTGTTCGACACCGAGTTCGTCCGCTGGTCGCTTGCCCTATCGCAGGACTCCATCTTCAACATGGAGCAACTGCTGGGCGAACTGCTTGGCGAGCGCCTGGGCCGTCGTGCCAACCTCGAACTGACGACCGGCGACGGCACGGGCGACCCGAACGGCATCGTGACCGCCTCCAGCCTCGGCAAAACCGCTGCGGCTATTGCGGCCATCACGGCAGACGAACTGATCGACCTCCAGCACTCGGTCGATCCGGCTTACCGCCAGTCGCCTAAGGCTCGCTTCATGTTCAACGACTCGACGCTGGCGGCCATCCGCAAGCTGAAGGGCGGCGACGGCCAGTATATCTGGCAGATGGGCGACATCCGCACCAGCGTTCCCGGCACCTTGCTCGGCTCGCCCTACTCGGTCAACCAGGCCGTGGCCTCGCTCGGCACGGGTAACAAGCCGGTCATCTTCGGTGACTTCGGCAAGTATTACGTCCGCAAGGTGGGCTCGCCCATCATCGGCGTGATGCGCGAGCGTTTCTGGCCGGACCTCGGCATTGCCGGTCTGATCCGCTTCGACGGTGAACTGGGCGACACCGCCGCCGTCAAGCACCTGATCAACGCCTAATCCCTTTAGGGGCGGTCCATACCGGGCCGCCCCGCCTTTTTCTGGAGATGGGCAATGTCCTACAATCAAATCGGCTACCGAAACGCGGACGGGGTTCTGGTCACTCAAGGCCAAACTGCGGTCACGCAAGGCACCAGCGTCAGCACGACCGTCGTTTGCTCGGCCTATTCCGGCGTCATCACGACCTTCGCACAATCGGCGGCGGCGGGTGCTGAAGTTGAGTTTACCGTCACCAACACCGTTGTGGCGCAGACCGATGTGGTCCTGGCCTGCATCAAGACCCACACCTCGGCCGGTGACTTCATCGTCGGCGTCTCGGCCGTGGCTGCGGGTTCGTTCAAACTGCGCCTGACGAACCTCCATGCCTCGACCGCTGGCAACGGCGTTCTGGTCATCAACTTCATCGTGCTGAAGGCCGTCGCCTGATGCTGGTTCGGATGGTGGTCGGGCTTGCGGGTCCGACCACCAGCCTTGCCCCCGGCGATGAGGCTGAGTTTCCCCAAGCCGAAGCGGTGCGGCTGATCGAGGCCGGTTACGCCGTGCCGATGGTCGAAGCTAAAATCGAGCGGGCGGTGAAGCCTGCCCGCAAGGTGGAGGAGCGTTAAATGTGGAGGCCCGTCGTCGTCACCGTTGCGCCAGCCGCTGAACCGCTGACCACGGCGGATGCCAAGGCCCATCTGCGCGTTGATCACTCGGACGATGATAGCTTGATCGCTGCTAATGTTGCGGCGGCGCGAGCGCACGTTGAGGCCCGCGCGGGCACCCGGCTCTACACCCAGACCGTTAGCTTCAAGACGGATAGCTGGGATGATTTTTACAACCTTCCGATTTGCCCGGTTCAAAGCATTTCGAGCATCTCCTATGTCGATATTGCGGGCGATGTAATCACGCTTCCGACGACGGTTTATGAGACCCGGCTCGAACTGATGGAGCCGTCCATCGTCCTGAAATATGCCCAGGTTTGGCCGACCATTCGGGAAGGCTCGCTGATTACGGTCACGGCGGTGGTCGGTTATGGCGTCGCCAATACCCAGCCGCCCGAGGTCATGCATGCGATCAAGCTGGTGGTCGGGGATATGTATGAACACCGCGAGACGGTCGGCTCTGGCGCGGTCTCGCTGCCGGTTGCCGCAACGGTCGATGCGCTGCTGGCCAATCACAAAAAACACCTGATCTGAGGGCTGACGATAATGCGCCTGCGCGTCCTGACTAATCTGACCGGCCCAGACTTCGCGCTGGTGGCGGGCGACATTACCGACCGCTTCGACGGCGCCGCCGCCGAGAAATTGATCGCCTATCGCAACGCCGAAGTCGTGCCTGATGACGAAACTGCATCTGAGCGGCGCAAGAAGTCGGCACCGGCCGCAATCACCGAAACCCCTGAACAAGAGGCGCTTTAATGGCCGACATTTCCATCACCGCCGCAAACGTCGTCCCCGGTTCTGATGCCGTTCGCGAATCCGGCACGGCTGGCGCTACCATCACCGCCGGGCAGCTGGTCTATCTCGACACCTCGGACATGAAGTTCAAACTGGCCGACTCCAACGGCGCGGCAGCCCTTCGCGTCCCGAACGGGATTGCGTTGAACGGGGCGTCAAACAACCAGCCGCTGGTCATCCAAAAGGGCGGCGACATCACCATCGGCGGCACAATGACCGCTGGCGTGGC